TACTGGATGGGTGTAGATAAATTCTTCTCATACACAGGTCGTGTAGAAACCCTGCCGTGTACGCTGTGGAAGTATATATTTGAAGACATTAATAGAGACCAAGCGTTTCAAGTGTTTGCTGGGTCAAACGAAGCCTATAGTGAGGTATGGTGGTTCTACTGCTCTGAAAATAGTAATCAAATTGACAAGTACATAATTTACAACTACCTTGAGCGGGTTTGGTCGTACGGCACTATGGATAGAACTGCTTGGCTTGATTCTCCATTACGGCAATACCCAATGGCTGCATATCCAACAGACAGTAGGATTCTGTACCATGAAGCTAACGTAGATGACGTATCAGGGTTAACCCCAGTAGCAATTGAAGCGTTTATTCAGTCATCTGACTTTGACATCGGTGACGGGCATAACTTCGGCTTTGTATGGCGCATCCTGCCAGACATTACGTTTAATGGCTCTAATGTTAATGAACCCAAGGTAGTAATGACCGTTCGCCCACGCAGAAACTCTGGAACACAATACGGCATTTCAGACTCACCTGACGTGCAAAGCGATCAGAACTATACAAATCAACGGAATTATGACGTGCAGTTATTTGATGGGCAGGTATATACCCGCCTTCGTGGACGCCAAATGGCATTTAGGATTACGTCTACCGACTTAGGTGTAGCTTGGCAGTTGGGTAGCCCACGAATTGATATTAGGCCAGACGGCAAACGCTGATGGCTGAAATTACACTACGCCCGCCAAAAGCGCCCAATTTACTGGTTGCGCCTATTGTCTATGACCAGCGCTACATAGACCAGCTTAATAACGCCCTGCGACTGTACTTTAACCAGATTGATAATGGTATGGCTGCTTTGCTGTCTGGTACGGGTGGATCTAGTTTAAGTCTTCCTTTTATTGCTGCATCGGATAGTGTTGACCAGCTTGCTACTGCTTCAAACACCCCGACTGTAGTTGCGTGGGATACGCTTGAAGGCGGCAACGGATTTACTTTAAATGCCCCTGGATCCGCTACGGCGCTTGTGTCGGGTGTGTATAAAATTACATACAGCCTTCAGTTTACAAATACGGACAATGCTGCTCATGATGCTGCGGTATGGCTTAAGATTAACAATGTGGACGTACCCCGTTCTACTACGGTATTTTCTGTACCTGCACGTAAAAGCGCTGGGGTATTTAGCTATGTATGTGCCTACTCGGAAGTGGTGTTTTCTTTAGAGGTTGGCGATGAGATGGAGCTGTACTGGGCAACTGGTCAAGCCTACGATACTTCCCCTGCAACAGACGGTATTTATATAGAAGCATTAGCAGCGCAAGCTAGTCCTTATATCAGACCTGCAACCCCGTCTGCATTAGGCTCAATTACCTTTGTCTCAAGGCTTCCATAGGGGACATAACAATGATAAACTTGACACCAAATAACCCCAAGGTACGCGTATGAGCCTACATAAACTAGCTAAAAAAGTGCAGAGTACTGGTCGCGGCCAAGACTCCATGCTTGTACACATGTCGCCTCGTGAAGTTCGTGGGCTTCAGCAGCTTGCTAGAATCAAAGGCGGGTCGTTAACAACTAACCCAGAGACGGGTTTGCCTGAAGCTGGTTTCTTAGAAGATATTCTCCCAATGGTTGCCGCTGGCGCAGCTATTTACTTTACCGCAGGCGCTGCCGCACCGATGTTAATGAGCGCGGGTATGGGCGCTACTTCTGCTGGTATTTTGGCTGGTGCTGGTTCTGGCGCACTTATTGGTGCTGGTTCTGCCGCTATTCAAGGCGGTGATGTAGGTCAAGCAGCTCTTATGGGTGGTGCTACTGGTGCATTAGGTGGAGCTATTTCTGGAATGGGTGGAGCTACCGCCCCTGTTCCCGGTGCAGAAGGTGCTGGTGGCGTAGCAAGTCAAACTGCTGGAACAAGTGCAGTCGCAGCAAACGCCCCGGTAGCTCAAGCTACCCAAGTTGGTACACAAGCTATTAACGTAAATCCTGCTACTGGTTCAGTTATTGACCCTCTGGCTACGGGTGCTGGCGCTACGGGGGGAGCTCAAATGCCTATGGCAGGTGCTCCTCAATTTGGTCAGTTTAACGCAGGAGCTAACCCTGCCTATGGTAGTACCCCAAGCGGTGTTTCCGGTTTAACAGGCGCTCCACAAGCAGGTCAATACGCCGCTAGCTTACAAGCCCCAGTACAACCCCCTGCAGGTGGAACCGACTTAGGTAACTGGTGGGCTAAACAAACTCCCATGGAAAAAGCGGGTTATTCAACGCTGGGTGCTGGCTTAGTTGCTGGTTTAAATGCCCCACCTAATACGGTAGGCGATGCTGGTGAAGAAGACTATACAAGCTCACTACAACGCATTTCCCCTAACTTTAGGGCGCAAGAGCCAATTCAACCAAACCCGTATTACAGAGCGCGTTACCCTACCTATGCAGCGCAAGGTGGTTTGATGGATGCGTACCAAGCAGGTGGTCCTGTAGAGCGCATGAGTCAGATGAATACAGCGTTAAACCCACAAGGTGGTATGTACCCACAGGGCATGATTGATAAAACCCAGTATGCCCTACCTACGCAACGCCCAACCAGCATGGAAGTAATAGATGCAGGTGCTCAGAGAATGTTTGCTAGAGGTGGTATTGCTGACTTAGGTTCTTATTCCGATGGTGGCCGTATGCTTAAAGGTCCTGGTGATGGTATGTCTGATAGTATTCCTGGTGTTATCGGAGGTAGGCAACCTGCTAGATTAGCTGATGGTGAGTTCGTGGTACCGGCAGATGTAGTAAGCCATATGGGCAACGGTTCTACCGATGCTGGCGCAAAGCGCCTCTATGCCATGATGGACAAAGTACGCAAAGCACGTACAGGCAAAAAGAAGCAAGCGCCTGCCGTAAACGCATCTAACTTTTTACCAGCTTAAGGAGCAGCCATGGGCGGAATGGCAGGGCAGGCGGTAGGGCAAGCAGCAACAAGTGGGAGTCAAGGGCCTTCAGGTCCTTCAGGGCTTTTTGGTAACACACCTACTTCCGGCATCGGTATGGGTGGTGGCATGACTCAAAATGCGGTGAATCCACAAGCTCAAGGCGGTATGCCAATGAGTACCCCACAACAAGCTCCACAACAAGCTCCACAACAAGCTCCACAACAAGCTCCTCAAGCAGCTCCACAGCAAGTATCACCACAAGTACTGATGGTGCGGCAGCAACAGCAACAACAGTTTCAGCAGCAAGGCTTGCAGCAGCTTTTAAATCAAATGATGAGCCGCTTTCAGCCACAACAAAGGCAGCCACAACAAAGGCAACCGCAAATGCAGCAACGCGCGCCTATGCCTCAGTTTAGAAGTCCAGCGCGGCAATACCGCCCCGATATGACGCAGGCGCAACAAGCGTTAAGCCGGGTAAAACCTAGTGTTTATAAAACTGACCTAGATACAGCTAGAGCAAGGATTGCAGAATTAGAAGCGGCGCAGCAGTCCCAATATGATCCGTATCAGTATAACCCTTCCGCTGCGCTTGGTGGAGGTTAATTGAACTTAACTATTCAACCCGTCAGCGTTGCGTATTTTCACCAAACATGGCCGTTGGTTGAAGGTTTTTTAAGCGAAGCCTTAAAATGGGGTGAAGATGATTACACAGTTGAACAAGCAAAAGGAATGCTTGCAAGAGGTGATTGGTTATTAGTAGTAGCGGTAGATGAAGAAAATGCAATTCAGGGTGCGGCAGCGGTAAACTTTTTTAATATGCCAAACGACCGAGTTGCTTTTGTTACAGCAATTGGCGGTAAATTAATTAGCAATAAAGACACGTATGAGCAGTTTTCTACGTTGTTAAAAAGTTATGGCGCAACTAAAATACAAGGTGCTGCACGAGAAGCCATCGCCCGGCTTTGGACACGGTACGGATTTAAAGAACGCTACAGAATTGTAGAGGCAAAAATATGAGCATTTTAAAAAGCAAACACAACGGCTGGTTATCTGACGGTACGCGTACTCCATTTGGTGGCTCAGGCGGGGGCAGTAGTGGCCCAACTCAAAGCACAACGTACTCTTCAAACGTACCTGAGTACGCGCGGCCCTATGTAGAGAACATGCTTCAGTCTGCTCAGACGCAGATTTACAACGATGATATGACATCGTTTCGCCCATACCAGCCCTACAGCTCGGACGTAAACAATTACTTTGCTGGCTTTTCTCCGCTACAACAAACTGCACAACAATCCGCATATAACTTACAAACCCCCGGTCAATTTGGTTTGGCTTCTGGTTTAGCGGGTACTGCCGGTGTTCAAGCGTTAGGCGCACAAGATCAATCAGGGTTTTTGGGTAATGAGGCATTGGGTTACGGCGCAGCCGGTCAAATGTATGGCGACATTGGTACTCAACAAGCTCTACAGCGTGCGCAACAAACTGGTAGACAAGCCGGACTGTATGGGGGTATGGGCGCAGGCTATGGTGCTCAAGCTGCTGGGTTAGCTCCTACTGCACAAGCATACGGTCAAGAATCTGCTGATATTGGCATGGGTGGTATTGGATATGGTGCGCTAGGTACTGGTTATGGTATGCGTGGTGCGCAAGCTGCTGAACAAGGCTTTGGTGCTGGTGAGGCTTTTGCCCGTCAAGCTACTGATCCGTATGCTACTCAAGCCTATATGTCACCTTACATGCAGAACGTGGTTGACTATCAAAAACAGTCAGCCCTTCGTGATTTCCAAGTAGCACAACCAATGCGTCAAGCTGAGGCAGTTGCTAAAGGGGCTTTTGGTGGTAGTCGCCAAGCTATTGTAGATGCTGAGGCACAGCGTAATTTAAACACGCAACTGCAGGGTATTGCTGCAACAGGGTCACAAAAGGCGTTTGAAGACGCACAACGTCAGCAACAGTTTGGTGCACAGTTAGATCTTCAAGGTTTACAGGCTGGTTACGGCGGTCTTGGTTTAGGTATGCAAGGCGCTGGTGTTGGTTTATCAGGTCTTGGCACCGCGCTTCAAGGGCAGCAAGGCAGAATGCAGGGTTTAGGTCAAGCGGGTCAGTTTTATGGGCAAGGCATGCAAGGCGCTGGAGTTGGACTTCAAGGTGTAGGGGCTCAACAAGCTGCAGGTCAATTGGGTTTGGCCGGAACAGCACAGGGTATGCAAGGTGCAGGATATGGACTACAAGGCGTTCAAACTGCTACTGGTGCTGGTCAATACGGCTTGGCAGGTCTAGGTGTAGCTAATCAATCGGCTGGCGCTTTGGGTCAACTCGGCACACAACAGCTTGGCGCAGATACTAGCATTATTGGAACTCAGTCACAAATGGGTGCGCAGCAACAAGGTCTTGAACAGCAGAAAATTAACCAAGCCATTCAAGATTACGCTACGGCTCAACAGTATCCGATGATGCAGTTGGCTCAGTTAAACGCAATGCTCCGTGGTTTGCCTTTACAACAAGCTACTACACAACAGTACCAAGCGCAGCCGGGTATAGCACAGCAAAGTCTTGGTCTTGGTCTTGGCGCACTAGGCGCCGTCAAAGCGTTCGGTTAAGGAATAGATATGACACCAGCAATGAACCCCGGAATGAAAGGCCAGCCACAAGCTGGCTTAGCTGCGTTAGCTCAACCTGCACAGGCTCCTAGAGGTATGTCGTCAGGCAGTATGGAGCAGATCATAGCTCGCGCTAGACAAATGTCGGATTCCCAGCTTGCGGACATTCTTAGTGGTAAGAGTATGGCTGTTCCACAATACGTTGCCATGACTGAAGCTATGGGGCGTAAGAGTTTGCGCACTGCAATGCAAGGAGCCCAAGCGCAACAACAAGCCAAACAACCTAGCATTAAAGATAAGTTGTTGGCTGAGAACGCACCGCAGCAAATGATGCAAGAAGCTGTCAATATGGATCCTCAACAATCCGTAATGGCTGCTGAAGGTGGTTTGATGTACGCAGACGGCGGTATTGCTGGTTTGTCCGCCCCTAACATGGAGTCTATGGATATGGCTTCGGGCGGTATTGTAGCGTTTCAAGACAATCAAGATCAACCTGTACGCGAAGGCATGCCTTCGGAACCTGTGTTTGGTTCACCTGAATACGACGAGAAATATGGCGCTCCAGGTTCGTTGAAACGCAGACTTAAAGGTGTTCGTGATTACTACGCTAGCCCTAGTTCTTTAGAAGGTGTTGGCAGAAACATTAGTAATACAGCTACGGCTATAGCGCCTATGACGTTTGGTGCAGGGGTCACTGGACCCGCACAAATTATGCGGATGGGTATTCCTCAAACTGGCGGTATGTTTACAAAAGCTGCTGATTTTGGCCGTCGTTTAATGGGTACATCTGGAGCAGCAAACGCCGTATTAAGTGATGGCAACCAAAGAAGCGCGCTGCCTGTTCCTACTGGAGCCGAAGAAGAGGTAAAACCATTAGCTAAAGATGCCGCCGCCGACATAAAGGCTGGTCCAGCCGGTAAAGGTGATGACAGTAGTAAAGGCGGTTTAGGTGATTTAGCTAGTTACGAAGATTTATTGAAAAAACGAACCACCGATTTCTTGTCAAAGTTTGAAGGTGCGGGCGATAAAAAGCGTGAAGGGCTTAAAGCGCTTAAGAATCAGATACAAGGTCAACTTGCATTGCAAGGTGCTTCTGCTTTGTTAGGTAGTCCAACGCTGGCTCAAGCTGGCGCTAAGTTTGGTCAACAAGCTGCTTCTACTGTTGCTGCTGGACGTGCTGAACAACGCGGTGTTGAAGACGCTGCGGATGCGTATGACTTTAATATTGCCAAAGCCCGTGAAGCTGCCGAAAAAGGCGACATGCAATTATCGTTGCAATATCAACAGCTTGCTAATCAAAACAAATACCAAATGGGCAGCCTTGATGTTGCAAGGCAGCGAAACGCCATTATGGGCGAAGCTGGTAGTCTTGGTAAAGTTCAGCTTGGTTTAAAGAATGCAGATGCGCAAGCGCTTGCTGAAGCTAAACAGCGGTTCCCTGTTGTTACTAAAACCAATCAAGCTGCATTTGATGCGTTCCTACGTAAACGTGCTAATGAGTTAAAAATGCAAAATCCTTTAACTAAGCAATACGCTAATTTAGATGCAAACGATCTTGGCAGTAGCGCTTTCAATGTGGTACAGTCTTTACCTAAAGGCGCTTCCGTAGTCGACCTCGGTTAATAAATCGCCGCCTTGGGTCAAACTAAAATTTAAGAGCCATGGCATATTTACAGCTACCCAACGGTAAGTATTTAAAAATCCCTGAAGGGATGTCCCCTGACCAAGCGTATGACGCGGCTTTAACAAAGTTTCCTAATCTACTAGACGAACCCCAGCAAAAAAAGGGCATTGGTGCGGCATTAGGAAAAGGAACGGAGTCCATGCTGGGCTCCTTGCGCACCGGCGCAGAAGCAATACTATCTCCAGAAGAAGCTGCTAAAAAAGGACTGCAACGCGGTCAAGAGCTTTCTGAAAAATATGCTGAACAAGTTGGTCTTGACCCCTTAAAAAAAGCATACGAAGAACGAGGCGTGCTAGGTGCGGGCGGTGAACTATTACGTCAAGTACCCCTAGCCATTGCTGAGCAAGCGCCTAATCTAGCAACAATGTTTGCTGGGGCTAAGCTAGGTGCCAGAGCCCCTATTCCGGGCGTTTACGGTAAAGCTATTGGCGCTGGTATTGGCGCTATTGCACCGTCTCTTTTACAGCAGTTTGGTACTAACGTTGAACGTCAAGCGGCTGAGCAAAAAGAAGCCGGGCAACCGATAGATATTAGTCGTGGCAAAGCGCTTGCTGCTGCCGTACCGCAGGCTGGCTTGGACGTTGCTGCTTCCTTTATTCCGTTAGGCGGCAAAGTAGCCGGTAAGATTTTTGGCCCCGAAGTAGAACAGCTACTTATGCGTGGCGGTACAGAAGCTGCGGAAAGACTTGCGCAAGAATCGTTTAAGAAAACGCTTGGCAAGGGCGTACTGGTAGGTGCAGCCGCAGAGATTCCAACCGAGATTACCCAACAGATGCTGGAGCGTGCCCAAGCCGGGCTGTCTTTAACGTCTGCTGATGCGCTTAAAGAGTATGGCGAGGTTGCATATCAAGCCGGTCTGTTGTCCCCCATTGGTGGCGCAGGGCGTTTTATTGATAAGTCTGGCGCTAGAGGCGAAATAGCTGCTCGGACAAAAGCTGAAGAAGACCGCATTGCACAAGAAAGCGCTCAGCAAGAGCAAGAAGCTATCTTAAACAAACAAGCCATGGACGAAATGGCAAAAATTGCTGCGGAAAACAAGCCTACGTTTGCGCTTAATGAGCAACAGCTTGAAACCATGCAGAAAGAAATTAGTGCGCAGCGGTTTGACTACACCAAAAAACTTGATGATCTGCGTGCTGAAGCCCAAGGCGAAACAGACATTGATAGGCTTGTAGATATTGGCAACCGTGCTACACAAGTACAGACCATTCTTGACCAGATTTCTCCTGCCGGCATTCAAAAGCAGATTAAAGAGGTAGAAAAAAGCATCAAAGAAAAAGGGGCTGAACTAAAAGCCGCGCAAAAAGAAAAAGATGAAGAAGGTGCTGCTCGTTTAACGCAAGAACTTACTGGCATTCAAGACACTTTGGCAGAACTTAAAGCTAAGGCGCCAGCGTATGCTGAAGTTGTGGCTGGTCCAGCGGCTAAATCCGTTAAAGATCAAATTGCCACCAAGTTAAAAGCCATTGATAAAGCCCGTGATACTGGCGATTTACAGGCTTTATCTAAGTTAGCCCAAGAAGTTAAAGCGCTTCAATCTCAGTATGGTGGCGAACAAACATCGTTGTTTGAAACAGACAAGCAAGGTTTTGCATACCCGGAAGCTGAACGTCGGGAAACAATGCAGGCCAAAGAACTTGAAGAAACTCGCCCTGATATGGCGTTGGGTGCAGCTAAAACCAAAGAAAAGAAGCTCATGGATGACGCCATGGCAATGCTTCGTGAGGACTTGCCTGAGCCTGAGAAAAAAGCAATTCAACAAATTCAAACACTGCCTATTGGGCAGTTGCGTGAGCATTTAGCAAAACTAGAAGCTGACCGCCGTGAAGTTCTTAAAAACAATCCTGAGTTAACTGGGTTTGCGGCAAGTACTAAAAAACCTACTACGTACGAACAACTTGCAAAGCAAAAAGGTATAACTGAAGAAACTCCAGCGCAGATTGCTGAAAAAGCTGCGTTTACTGAAGACGGCAAATATAAATTTTACAGTAGCGATCGTGCTGGCGTTGCGCCGGGCGGTTTAAAATCCGTACTTACTAAAGCGGGTAAAGATTTAGCCGTTATTGAAGATTCTATTCTTGCTACTCAGCAACGCATTGACGAAGAAGAAATTGGCCTTAAGTTGCCAAAAGGCGAGGTTCCAAAATCTCTTTATGAGTTGCCGTCAGGTTATCCGGCTGCTAGCTACACACGTTTTGCCGAAGCAAACAAAGTTAATAGTGAGCAAAGCCTTGATGAATTAACTCAAACTTTGTTTAATTTGGGTAAAAGAATTGAAGATGACATTGCTAATACGCCTGAGCTGCTTAACAAAAAAATTGAAGGCTTGCGCGCTATTGTTATTAGAACAGCGCTTCGTGAGGTAGCGGCGCGTCGACAAGCTGAAGGCATGGAAATGCTTACTTCAGCCGAGGCTCTTAAGTTGTCGTCTCGAATTGATGCAAATTTACGTGAATTAATTAACCGTCTTCCAGCGTTGCCTAAAAATCAAGTTATTGATGCAATGGGCATGGCAGTAGAGCCACGTGTTGAAGAACGTGGAAAACCTAGTCAAATTAAATTTAAAAAACAACAAGAAGAACTAGCTAATATTCGTAGCGAGCTAGTTAAAGTAAATGAAAAAGTAGCCGCTATTCTTAATACGGAGCGTGGTAAAGAGCTAAAAGCAGAACTGGCTGCCGCCAAAACACCACAACAAATACAAGCAGCAGAAAAGAAAATAAAAGCTCTTTCAAACATGGAGTTTTTAACACAAACAAAACGCAAACTAGAATCCCGTCAAGCGTATTTAGAAGAACAACTTGGTGCTGCTGTTACAGGATCAAACATACAGCAAGTTATTGTAGAAAAAATGGGCAAAATCACTATTGATCCACGTGATCTTAGTGAACGTCCTTTTGCTAATTTAAAACGCGCCATTCAAATTATTAAGGGTGACATTGACGAAGCTAAAAATGAAGCAGCTATTGTCAAAGGTAAAGTACAAAAAATTACGCCTGATATTAAACAAGAGCGCGATCCAATTGCCGGGCTAAATGCGTTGCTTCCAAAAACAGCAAAAATAAACAAACTTAAATCTGAGCTGTACCAAGCGCAAAATGCGGCTAAGCCTGACGCTGACGCTATTAAAACGATTAAAAATCAATTAATTGATTCGGCTTCTGACAAACGTAGGGCTGCTTTGTACCTTGAAGAAATTGAAAAAACCAAGGCTAAAGAAACTGCAGAAGCTATTGCCAAAGAAAAAGCCGAAGAATCCTCACCCGCTAAACCGGGTGGTGTTGATGTTGTTGGGCAAAAACAAGGCGAGTTGTTTCCTGAGTCTTTAGCTACTTTACGTTCTACCCCGCAAAACTTTATGCGGTTTTTGCAATCTACTGAGGTGTACAAACTTCGTGAAAAGCTGGGTTTGCTTGAAAAGAAAGACGTTGCGCTCTCTACAAAAATGTCAAAGGCGCCTACCTTAACTGATTTAAGAGCGCAACGTGAGCTTGTTTTAAATTTAAACCGTCTTGATGAAGTTGTTGCTAACTTTAGATGGAATGCCGCTCAACTGTGGCAAGGGCGCAAACCCATAGCAGATGCTCTTGAAAATGCAATAAAAGAAATAAAAACGGGCACAACACCTAAAATTGAAGAACTTAAAGAAAAACGTAAAAAGTACAACTTTAAACAGTACTCGCCTGAATACAAAGAATTAAGTGCGCAAATTAGACGGCTAGAAATAATACTGGCTGACAAAAATTTTAAAAACGCAATGGAGTATGCTACGGCTTTAGGTACTTTTGATGCCACGGTAGATGAAAGAAACGCAGCTATTGAAGCTATTCAGGCGCGTATTCAAGATTTAACGGTACGTAACATAAAAGATGAGAAAAAAATTCTCGCTCGTATGGAGCGGCAGTACGCTAATCAAGCTTCGCCAGCAGCTAAAAAAGCCAAAGAATACGCAGATAAAGCCCGTGCTTTTGAAGCTACTGATAATGCTGTTGCCGCAGAAAGTTTAAAGCAACGTGTTGCTACAAAACGTATTGAAGAACAAAACCGTAAAGAAGCGTTGGAGCAGTTGCCTGTAATCCGTCGCATTACAGAACAAACCCGTGCTTTTACTAAAGCTGATAACTCTAAACAAATTCGTTCGGACATTCGTGCACTTGAAAAGAAACTTGAAGCTGCTGCACCGGGTAGTTCCCAGTACGCTAAACTTTCTGTACAGATTGGCGGTTTAAAAGCCGATTTAGACCGCGCTATACAGCCCTTGATGCGTAAAGTTGTACAAGCCGAAGTTATTCCTGAGCCAGCGGTTGAAAGAAAATCTAAAAAACAAGGTGTTCGTTTTGCACGAGGCCAAACAACAGGCTACACGTACCTTACGAAATCTGCTGAAGATATTGACAAGCTATTGGAAGAAGCACAAGAGGCGGCTATTACTCCTGAAGCTAAAGCAAGATTAATTGTACCGCCAACTAAAATAGTAGAAAAAGGCACTACTACATATAAAGTTGCGGAAGTTAAATCAAAAGAAGTAGAAATACGTGACGAGCTAGAAGCAACTAAAAAAGAACTTGTTGAGCACAACCGAGAAGTTGCAGCTACAGAGAAAGCACTCAAAGGGGCCAAAACTCCTAAAAAGATTGCTGAACTTAAAAAACGTTTGGCTGGGTTACGCCAGTCTTCTACTAAGCAACGACTTGGTCAAAAGGTTGACGCGCTTACTAAAGAGTATCGTGAGATTCGGGCGCTTGGTACCGGTGTAGAAAGAATGCTGACTATAGCCGAAAGCGAGTCGCTCAAATCGTCCCGCCTTAATCCACTTAAAACCGGTGTTAAGCCATTACCTAGGCAAAAAGAAAGCGTTACCGGAGGAGCAACACGCCGTGAGTATGCAGAAAATGAAGCAGCTGAAGCAGGCATTCCGCGTGTAGATTACCTTAATGTTCTTGACGGTTTAGAAGGCGGCTTTAAGGCTCGTGACGAAAAAACACAAGGCGCTGGCGTAAGTCAGGCTGATGTAAACAAAGAGCTTGCTAAGATTAAGATGCCTAAAGGTTTGAAGATTACTGTTCTTGATAAGGTTCCTTCTAGTATGGCAGAGCTAATTCAAGCGCGTGGGTACGATCCTAAAACTATCCGTGGTTTCGTACTGGCAAGCGGTGAAGTAGTAATTGTTGCTGGCAACCACACCGATATTAAAGACGTTAAATCTACAATCGCTCACGAGTTAATTGGCCACGTTGGCGTTGACGGGTTGCTAGGCGAAGCCGGTATGCGTGCTTTAGCTAAGAAAATTCAAAAGGACGAAAACAGTGTATTTGAATTAGCTAAAAAACTGGGTGTGTTTGACGACGTGTTTGGCGCTTATGCTGCCGCTAGAAAGTACATGTCAGAAGAAGACGCTGTGCTGCACGCTGTACGTGAGTTAATTGCCCACGTTGAAGAAGCCTCGCCTAACAGAAGTTTCTTAGAAAAAGCCAACGCCTTTATTAAAGCAATGGTTGGTGCGTTACGCTCTGTACTGCGCAAGATGGGTTTGGATTTAGATATATCAACCAGTGATATATACAAACTGTTGCGTGATGCTCGGGCTAACTTTAAAGACATGGCGCCCGGTGCGCACATTAACAAGATGGGTGAGATTGTATTTCGTTCTGCCCCTGCCGTAGCAAACGCTGGTTTTGAAAATGCACTAAATGCAACTAAAGGTATTGTTGCTGAGCAAGCAGATTTAATGGATAAAGTAAAAGCTTTCTTTATTGGTTTTGAAACTAAGTATGTTGATAGATTTGCTCCTATACAAACTGTTGCTAAAAAAATGACGGATTCGCTTAAAGCAACACAAATGATGTATTACCTGCGTATGCACGACCAACGTATGTCGTTTGTTTCTGAAATTACTTCTAACGGACCGTTGGATTTAGTTAAAGCTAGCGATGGTAAAGGCTTTGTAATTAGAAGCGTTAAAGGGGCAAACTTAGTTGATATGGTTGCCGCACTAGGAAAAGCACGGGTTGGTAACACAGAAGCTACTAAACGAGTCTTTACTTTGTGGATGATTGCTCAGCGTGTTAAAGATCCCCGTGTTGGTTTAAATAAACTAGACTTCTCCGGCAAGGTTACGCAAGAACTGCTTAATGAAGTTGAACGTAATGTAGCCGCAGACCCACAAACCAGCAAAGCTTTTAAAGAAGCGTCGGATATTTACGCTAAGTACAACGAAGGTTTAATTAATTTTGCAGTTAAGACCGGCGCCATATCTAAAAAAGACGCTGAGGTTATGTTGCAGAACAAAAACTTTATACCGTTTTACCGTCAGCGGCCGAACTCACAAGAAGTGTTTCTTGAAATCGGTGGAGCGCCTGCAATTAAAATTGGTAACTTGACTGACCAGCCGTATCTGCACGAGTTGATTGGCGGTAAAGAAGCTATTTTAGATATATTTACAAGCGCTTTGCAGAACACTTCTATGCTTACAGACATGGCGTTGCGCAACAACGCTACTAAAGAAGTGGCAAATTCCCTTGCTAGTTTGGGCATGCTTAAATCAAACCCTGACAGCCCTAAAGACAACGGCATACACAAAGGCGAAGGTAAGTTAGGTCCAAATACTATTCGTTTTAAAGTAGACGGTGAAATGTATTCGGCTGAAGTTGATACAAAGACTACAGACATTCCATCTGAGCTTTTGGTTAAGGGGCTACAAGGCGTCAACACTTCTTTGCCACGCGTTGTAGAAATCCTTGGCGGTACAGGAAGTTTCTTACGTAAATGGATTACCCGCAACCCTGCATACGCATTACGCCAGCTTATTCGAGACCCCTTAAACGCTGTGTTTGTATCCGGTTTAGACACCGTTCCGGTTGCAAGCTCTATTAAAGAAATAGCAAACATGTGGCGTGGTAAAAGTGAAGGCGAAATGCTTCTTCGGCGTAGCGGTATTTTAGGCGGGCAAGTATTAACCGGCACCACAGAAGACCAAAACAAAATTCTTAACGATCTTTTGTCAGGTAAAAAAGGCTGGGATTACTACATGGCGCAGCTAGATAAACTAGCAGTCCAAGGTGATGCTGCAACGCGTGTTGTAATGTACAACAACTTTATGAAGCAGGGGCTGTCCGACATGGAAGCCACCTTAGCTACGCTTGAATCCATGAACTTTAACAAGCGCGGTATATCGCCTAGCTTGTTCCAGCTTTCCATCATGGTTCCGTTCATGAACGCTCAGATTCAAGGTCTAAACGTCTTGTACAAGTCGTTCAGGGGGCAGATGCCTTTTGCTGAAAAACTTAGGGTTAAACAAAAACTTGTGCAACGTGCGTTAATGATGTGGGGCTTTAGTATGATTTACGCTTCGTTAATGCAGGATGATGAGGCATATCAGAACGCAAACGATGACGAAAAGTACAACAACTGGTTTGTGCCAAACCCATTCAGCGACGAGCACATCAAGGTACCTATTCCGTTTGAAATTGGTTTACTGTTTAAAGCCATTCCCGAAGCGCTTGTTAACACTATTTTTGGTGACGCTAAAGCCAAAGACGCCATGTCCGCAATCGCTAAAATGGCGTGGAATAACGTACCAAATATTGGACCTGCCGCTGTTAAACCGATAGTTGAAGTCGCAACCAACTACTCGTTCTACACAGGTCGTGATATTGAAAGCGCTCGTATGCAACAGTTTGAACCGGGCGAGCGTTACACCGAACGCACTACTGAGATTGCTAAAGCTATTGGTGGCATGCTAAATATTTCCCCAACTAAGATTGAGTATTTAATAAGGGGCTACACAGGCTCAGTGCCGTTGGCTGTGGCATCTTTAGCAAACCCAGTCTTGCGTGATGGTGAAGGCGGTGAAAAACCTGATAGCCGAGGCATGGTAAGTAGTGAGACACCGCTAATTGGCACTTTCTTCCAGCCTAAAGACGCAAGCGGTTTAATTAACAAAGCGTACAGCGACATGAATGATGTCATTAAAGTTAAGCAAACGCACAACAAGATGCTTGAAGAAGGGCGTGATAAAGAAGCTCAGGCGTACGTTGATGCTAATGCTGACATGATGGGCATGTCTACAATGGCTGGTCAATTCCGGCAGAAAATGGGCGAACTAACCAAGCAAGAGCGTACAATTCGGTCGGCTACTGGTATATCAGGCAAAGAAAAACGGGAAGCGCTAGACGAAATTCGTCAAGCCAAGATCGAGTTAGCTAAAGAATTTTCTAGCGCACGCGAGTAAAGAGCACACCGATCTTACCGTTTAGGGTACCGAAAGCAGCTTTGGCTTTTATGTTGTAGTGAAGGGCGGCCGCCAAGCCGTCCTTTTTTATTTCTGTTAAGCGCAAAGTAGGTACAAAAAATACCCCCTTGACGGGGGTATCAAGCCAAGGGTAATGCACTTTAAGTTTCCTCATCTTCGTACACAGGGCGGGTAATCTGCATCACGTTGACTCGCATAGTAGGACCACGGGTCTTGGACAACATATCTTTGCGCAGGTACTTAATCTTGTAGTTTGGCAAGCGCTCAAGCTGTTCCTTGAAGTCTTTGTAGCCGTAACTCATCGATACACAGTGCTGTTTGAGAAGCTGTTCCTCAATGAAATAGTCCACGTGTCCGGGTGTAAACCCATGCTCTACACGCCCAGCTACATCAGATCGGGTCAGCGACTGGTCAATATCCCCATTACCGCCTAGCGTCGCATCCAGTACACCGTTGAGGTTCTTAACTACTACGAACTTACCAAAGCGCTCACGGGTATAGGCGTTGAGTACATCTTCTGCATTGCGCTTGCTTCCATGGATAATGCCCCGTGCGCTGTACACCATCAGGCGCAGAACTTCTACGATCGGCTTGATGGGGATGTCAATCAGGTTGGCATACTTCTTACCAAGCAGTTGCACAATGGTTAGGATACAGGCGTTACCCGCAGTCCAGTACCGCTCGTCAGCGTTGGTCTCAAACTCGGTTTCTAAGTTTGCTTGGGTTTTCATCAATACTTGTTTGGCAACCTCACGGTTCTGTACCATCCAGCGGATTAACTCTAGCCCAACTACACCAAAGTTATCTTTAAGTAGCCCCAGCGTTGCGCCTTCTTCCGTCGTCCACTTCAGCTTCTTGTTCATCTGCAACTCAAGAATACGGAACATCTCGCCCTGCGACGCATGCTTACGTGCGCCTGATAAGAAGTCCATAACGTGCGTATTCGATGATAGAAGCACCAGCAGTTTCCATGTAGAGGTGTTGATGCGCTCCTCGTTAGAACCCTGCTTCATGCGGTCTTTGCCCTTACCCTGCGTTAAGTCAAGTAAGAACTCAGGCAACCACTCGAAGTCTTCACGGCTCTTGCTAGTGGTCTCGTCAATAATGAACGGCAAGCTGTTAAGCAAACCCTGACGCTGTTGCGATGCAACAATAGATGTACTCTGTGTCACACGGTAACGCTCGGGGTGCCCAAAAAAACTAGCCGCCAGTTCAAGGGCTAAAGACTTACCCATTCCCGACTCAGAAGAACCAAGGTGATACACACAGCCGTTGAACTTGGTGAAGTTCATTAGCAAGCTAGCAGGTCCAACCAAAGCCATCGCTAGCACCGACCACTCTTCCTTGGCGATCAACATGTTAAACACCTTGCGCCAGTTTTCTATCGTGCCGGTCGGTACTGTGGACTGGTTGATGTTATCCAAGGCGGGTGTGGGTACGTATACTTCGCTTCCGGTGTAGGACAAAATCCGACTGTTGTATACGAACGTGTTGTCAGCCTGCCAACCACAGCTATTCGGTACCTTAACTGCCCGTTTGTTGGCGCTAATAAACTCCACACAACCACGGATGTAGTCAAACAAGTTCTTATCGTTACCTGAACCGTAAGCGGCAATCACGTTCTGATTGGCTAGCGCCTTAACTGTCTCGTCCTTACTTACGATGGACTTCTGTGGAATCAAGATGTCGACTGCGCCCTCGGGTCTAAAGGCAAGTAGATGCACCAAGTGGTCGCCGTTGCTGTTCAGAATGTCCACCGCAAACAAGTCGTATGGCAACAGCATGACCTGCTTGCGTGACTTACCCCCCTGCTCGTCTTCTACCATTCTGTCCATGAACACACCGCCGTTGCTGCCGAACGCAAAGCCTTTGGGTGGGGTTGGACGGGTGATGGTCTGCGGCGTAAGTACGGCTTCTTCTTCCTGCACGCGCTCAACTACTACCTCTTTCTGTTCTACGTCAACTTTAATCTCTCGACCTAGCGCTAACGGATTGGTGAACTTGTTGTAGTGTGGACACGTTTCGCATACTCCTGGATTAGCCTCATCAAACTTGAGACAGCCGTAAGGCCCCTTGATGGCATGCCACTTCTCGTTGTGCCGAGCCGTGTCGTATGGGTGCATGGCAGAAATCGCCAAGCCCTCTTCTTCCCCATCATCGCAGTATTTAGCTATGCTGAGGACGCCACGCCATAGGGGCTCCATGCCGTCTTCAGTTGCATGTTCTTTGTAGTAATTGATCTGTGCGCACGTTTTGATGTTCTTAAAGTAGGTGGCGCTGTTCTCGATTAGCTTGACGCTGTTGGCATTGGGTGTTAGTTTGGGGCGTTTACCGGGCAGTTGGAGTGGGGGTAGGCTTTCGTACGACTGCTCACCAACGGCTTCCCGTAAGTGGTTTGATAGAGCCTCGAAGTTAAAGATGGTGCCCTTGACCTTGATAGATACCTTGCGTGGCTTGGTTTCTTTGTAATTGTGTGTATCAGGCACACGCAGAATACGGGCGCTATCACCAGTAACCGAAGCATCGATGTTAAAGTCGTGCTTCTTAGCCAACCGCTTAAGGTTCTCTGCAACAGGTTTCCATACAGCAACATCTACTTCTTCCTCGAACGGAAAGTAAACATGCAAGCCACCGCCACTAGAAATAATGAACGGCGTGCCTAGAGTATTTAAGTCTGTGTCACCCAAGAACAAATCCAAAGCAGTAGCCGCTTGCGCTTTGTTCTCGTAGTTCTTACCCTTACCGCAGTCGATGTCCAAGAACAAAGACCTCATCTTCAAAGCGCTGTCGGCGGTGCGCTTCTTTTTATCATCAAACGATGCCAAGGCAAAGAAAGTGTTGTATCCCTTCCCATCAAACGCCATGGCGGCGTTGTACAACTCGTCAATCGTGTTGACAAATACGTGCTCTCTTTTTGCTGTGCTAATCTCGGCCGTGCAGTAAACACCCGAAGACGGTAGCACAGTCGCTAGGAATTCCTGCGACGTCATGTGAAACCTCTCGAGTTAGTGTGCGATGCCGGTGATTATTCTTGATGCAAAACGTTTTACAAGTTCTATTTGAAACTCTTTAGGCAAGCCGTCGCCGTAAACAAAATCTTCAGAGAATCGCAACAGTTCGTAGTCAGTAAGGGTTCTTGGATGTAGGGTTGTTTCTACTGGTTCTTTAAGCATTGTCTTAGCGCCTCTTCTGCTGTTTTACTGTTCTGTAATATGTTCAACAAAGACTGTACCCGTAACCGATATGAAGGCGTCACTTCCGTGCCGCTGAACCAGTTGTAAACCGTCTGCCTTGTTGCGCCTGTAAATTTTGCTACTTCAATAACTGGAAAGTCTAAGCTAATCGCCCACCGCCCCAACTGGTTGCCCAGCGTTTTTGGTGCGCTCTTTGTTGTATTTTTAATCTCGTCTGAGTAAGCCATGATGTTCTCGTTAGTGGGGGCCGGAGCCCCCTATCTTAAAAGCAAGTTGTGTTGCAGTTCCCACCGTTACAACACGTTGTACAGACCATAAATTTACCATCGGGAGTAGAAATGGTAGAAGTTGTACATGATGCGTAAACAGAAAATGCCGTTAGGGATAGTACTGCGGTAAGAATAAACTTATTCATCGTCCCACTCCTCAACAGTAGAGGCTAAGCTACTAGCTTTCTTGGCTGGTACTGCGCTTGCCTTTGTTGCTGGCTTACGCTTCTCAGGCTCGTCTACTTCTTCAGTTTCAACTGCAACTTGCGCTACTTTGGCTTTAGCTGACGGCTTAATTCCTTCGAGGGCTAGCGGCTTGTCAACAGGTTTGGAAACGCTCATGGTCACAGCCAATTTCGCTTCTGTGGACTCGCCCTTCTTAACGGCTACTGCGTACTCGTCGTCCTCTAACCAACGTACTGGTTGGAAAAACAACTTGGGTACTGCGGCTTTTGTATCAAAACGAAGACGTGTTACAAGTGTCTCAGGGTTGATGCTTTGTGCGGCAAGGTAACGAGCGTAGGCTTGTAGTGGGCGTTTGTCGCCTTCTTCCTTACCAAAGATGGATGTAGCGGCTAGGGTCAACTGCATTACGTCACCCTGTACATCGTTCGCTAAGACTACTGCAAGGCGCTGTGAGAAACGGCAAGCCTTAGATTCGCCTTGGCCTGAGCCTTTGACGTTCATTGGGCATGATGCGCAGTCGTTTGCTTGTGGCTCTTCAATAGATGCGTCGGGCTTGTCACCGTCAGCTGACCAGCAATCGGGTCCTTTTGTTTCGCCTTCAACGTATTGCCCAGCGTAGAAAGTACGGCTAATCTTCGGTGCCGCATTGACAATAACAACATCAAGGTGACGGTCGTCGATTGAGGTAATTTCTTTACCGTCAGCCATCAAGCGGAATACACCGCCTTTGATCGAGATGCGCTTGGTACTGCCGCCGCCCGTGCCGCCGGTAAGGCTCTTGGTTAATGCAGATAATTCACCCTTGCGTGCAAATGCTGGGGTTTGATTCGGGTTAAAGCTGGCTAGATCGCCCATAATACTGCTCCTCATTTGGTTGGTTTACGTACTGTTACTGCATACTCCGACATCGAGTTGAGCCCGGCTGGCACTACACCCGGGTTCTCTTCTAAAAACATAGACATATTCTTCTGCGCTATGCGCTTCTCAAACAGGTCTAGTGCATCGTGTTCTACAACAAAGTTCTTAAATGAATCCCAGTCGTCTGTGTAGTAACGAGTTTTCTGTGACAAGATGATAGTGCCTTCTTCTGTCCGCACCGAGTTCATACCCAGCGCCAACATCTGATCTTTCATGGCGTTCTTAATTTCGTCTTGCTTTGCTTTGAGTTCTTCGATCTCACTTTCATACTGCTTGGTAAGTTCTTGAACCTTTGCGTACATCTTACGATATACACGTGCTAGTTTATCTAGCGGTACTACTTCCTCTTCGTTTGGCATTTTTATGCTCCTTTGTAAAATATTTTACATCAACAAAGTCAGGTGTACAACCCAACTTAGGGTTTTCCTTAAAAATTAATTTCTTCCTTGTACAAGTTCAGCAAGAGGTCGTGCCCTGCAACACGTTTCTCTAACTGTTTAAACATGCGCTTCTCTATTTCACTGCCTTGCAAATGTATTACGGTTACGTTAGTCGAAGTTTGCCCGATGCGGTCTGCTCTTGCGATGCACTGCAAGTAGGTTTCGACGGACATGACTGGGCCATAAAACACCACGGTATCTGCCGCTGTTAATGTTACACCATGCGATGCGGCTTGCGGCTGAACAACGAGTATACGGGGGTCAGCGGCCGACTGAAAGCGTTTGAAGATGTCTGTGCGTTTGTTAACGCTTACATCACCGTGTATCACTTCACTGGCTATGTTGTGTCTGAGTAAGTGCGCGTTGATTGCCTCAATGCTGTGCCTAAATGGTGCGAACACAATAACCTTGCGACGGGTTTCCTCAAGTACTTCCAAGAGCACGTTCAATCTAGGCGAACAGTCAAACTCTACTACCTCGTGGTCGTCGGTGTAGGCGGCGCCTGCGGAGATTTGTAATAGTTTGGATACACCTGCCGCCGCATTGACGGCAGTAATCGTCTCGCCCGATGCCTGCATAACCATAAGGTCTTTGAGCATGCGGTAGTACTTGACCTGTTGTGGCGTAAGGGGTATTTCACGGGTCTCGGTAAGTACGGGTGGCAAGTCGGTACACTCTTCCTTGGTGTATCTAATCGCTGGCTGAAGGGCATCAAATACGTCCTGCTGAGCGTTACGTTTTGGCGCCCACTTAAACTTGGATAACTTGTTCATTACTTTGTCACGCCATGCGGTAGCGAACTTGGGTACACCTAGGGGGTTTACTAGCTTGGCTAAGCCGTACGCATCTATGGGCGACTGTGCGGCTGGTGTGCCTGTCATCATCCACAGCATGGTGTCAGGCTTTAGTATCTTGTTGAGGGACTTCCAGCGCTGTGTTGATGGGTTCTTGTAGGCGTTTGCTTCGTCCACAATCACAAGGTCGAACTTGCCGTTGGCAACAACTTCATCAGCGATCAGGTTCAGCCCATCGTAGTTAACTACTACGAACTCGTAGTCGCCTTGTACCATCTCGATGCGCCGTGATGCCTGTGAATGATGCGCCGCAATGACTGAACGGTGAATGATGCTCTTGCCGATACTACTTATCCAAGCGTCGTGCATGATGGACAGGGGGCATAGAATCAGGCAACGCCGTACATGTTTAAGGTTCATCAAGTAATCAGCCGCCCACAAGGCAGAGAAGGTTTTGCCAGTACCGGGGTCGTTAAAAACAAAAGCCCGTCTGTGCATAGTTAGAAAGCAAGCGGTATCTACTTGGTGTGCAAACGGCTTGAACCGCCCCGGCCAGTCGTACTTAGCGGTAATCGGTGATGGTGCGTTCTTTACGCCTAGGTTGCGGAGCACACGCGTTTCGTCTAACCCCCAGTACACGGCTACTTCAAACGTGCCGTTGTCTTCGCTGACGATTTTGCTTCTAGGTATAACGCTGTACTTGTCGGGGTTGCGTGTCTTAAACAGCAACGCTTTGTTTTCTATGATCTGCATTATTCGATGATCCTATACACAGACATGTATTGGTTAGCTAGGTTGTGTTTCTCCAACTTGTTGGCACCAGTGAGGCGTACCAAAGCAATGCGCCAAAAATTGTCTTCTTGAAACTCGGTTTCGCTAACCCACTCGCTACCCCACCGCACCGTCCACATGTCGAGTAATGCGGATAATGGTGCCTTCATGCCTTCATGCCGTAGGTCTTGCTCGGTTAACGCCTTGAACTGCCCGTATGGTTGATCGACTGTACTTAACGTTACCGTTCCTCCATTTTTTATCGCTTGCATGTGCACTCTTTGGTGCTCTATTGCGTCAGCGTAGTCCTTGTCGCTTATTCCCATTATTTTATTGCCCCCTTTGCGGTGCGTTTGTACGAACGGTTCTCGCTAGCTGGCACAGCTTTTAGATTGGAACGTGTTGTGGTACCGCCCTTGCTGAGTGGCTTCTTGTGATCTACGTCCTTGCCGTCACCCTTACTTACCACACCTTCACGCTCAAGCATGCGCCTAGCTTTGTTACGCTGAGCCCGCTTCTTCTTAACTGCTTCTGTACCGTCGTAGTTTGCGTATTCTTGTTTGTAGTCTCTTTTGTATGTCATGATATGCCTTAGTGTTTGGGGTTAAACTCGCAACCCTTGACTTGGCACCAACCGCAGAGCGGGGTGCTGGTTGGGTTCCAAATG